TTAGGGGGGATGAAAATCCCCCCTTTTTTATTGTTCTAAACCCTTGAAATATAAGGGAAAAATTTACTCCTTGACAATGTTATCATAACAGAGTATACTATACTAGTAATGATGAGAAAGAAGGTTTATATGAATTACGTTACCGCAAATGGGGGCAACAAAATCCAGAGAAAAATCTGTGAAGATGTTGCTAACTTTATGATTGATAGACTAATGCCTAGAATGAGAACTCTGGATATTGAAATCAATCTACAGAAACTTACAGGTGATGTCGTTGGTTGGTGTCAGATGAATGATACAAACCGTGAGTTCACTCTTGAAATTTCTAAAGATATGACTATCAAAGAATTGGTTACTACAATTTGTCATGAGATGATTCATGTCAAACAGTATGCCAGAAAAGAAATGAATGACAATCTCGTTGAGAATGGTCAGTCAGTTTGGAGAGGTCGTAAGGTCAATCCTAACACAAAGTATTACGACTTACCTTGGGAGAAGGAAGCGTATCGTCTACAAGACAAATTTGCAAACCTAGTATGGAATGAGGAGATTATATAATGGAACAAGTTGCAGTTATTCACACAGCGTTTGAGGACACACCGTCCACAGTCGCATTCGTAAATGTACCAGAGGATATGACATTGGGTCAGAAACTTGAATATGCATATCGTTGGACACAAAATATCTTTGACAGTTGGTCACTGAAGATGCCTGAGGATGGTAACGATGATGTTACTGTTATGGGTGATATCTCTAGTGGTATGGGTCTGAGGTCTACTTCAGTTGGTGACCAAGTTCTGGTTGGTACTGAAAAGTATGTGGTTGCATCTATGGGATTTGAAACTTTAGAAGGGGAGAAAATATAATGATGAAACAAAAAGAAAACAAGGCATTGACAATAGACCTTGATGGCCCAAATGGTAATGCGTTTTACCTTTTAGGTACTGCACAACAACTCGCAAAACAATGTGGGTTGGATGATGTTACGATAACAAATGAAATGCAGTCTGGTGACTATATGAATCTAGTCAAGACAATGGACAAGTATTTTCCTTTTGTTATTTTTGAAACAGACAACCCAGAATACATGGAGGCGTTTAATGCTTAAAGAACTTGTTCTGGGAACATTCCTGTCGATGACACCAACTGCAAATGCAGATACAGTACCGACACAAAAACAATTCATGATTGATGAATCATTTTGTCTTGCACAGAATGTATATTTTGAAGCACGAAACCAACCACTCGCTGGTCAGATGGCAGTTATATCTGTCACGGTAAATCGTATGAATGACAAACGATTTCCTAACACAATCTGTGGAGTGGTTTATGAAGGCCCACATCGTCCTAGTTGGAAAGACCAAACAGTTATGATACCTGTAAAGAATCGTTGTCAGTTCAGTTGGTACTGTGATGGTAAATCAGATAGGGTACACGACATGGAAACCTTTAATCGAATCTTTGAGTTGACTACAGGTGTAGTGGATGGTAGTTATACCATTGCAGACATTACAGAAGGTGCAACACATTATCATGCAGACTATGTAGAACCATCATGGGCAAAGACTAAGACCAAGACAATAGAGATTGAAGACCACATCTTCTATCGTTGGGAAATTCAAGAATGAAGTCCTTGACATTTCTAATATTCCTTAGTATAATGTTATCTGGTTGTATGCAAACAGTTGAACTAGGTTCGACACTGTATAAAAAATATTGGTTGGAGACTATTGGATGAATATATTCTATCTTAACAATGACCCAAAGGTTTGTGCTCAAATGCACAACGACAGTCATTGCAGTAAAATGATTATTGAATACGCACAGTTGATGTCTACTGCACACCGTTATCTTGACGGTGAGTTTTATTATGGTAAGACTGCAGCAGGACGTAAGATACAACGGTGGAGAATGAATAGTAATCTTGAACACGTTTTGTACAAGGCATCTCATGTCAAACATCCTAGTGGTATTTGGGTACGACACTCAAAACAAAATTATATGTGGTTGTATGAGATGTGGACTGAACTGAATACAGAGTTCATGTATCGTTACAACAAAGATGTACCTCATGAGAGTTATCGTAAACTAAATGATGCACTGAAAGAACCACCAAATAATATGTATGATTTGGGTTTCTGTGAACCGTATCAAGCAATGTTTGATGACGTAAAGAATCCAAACAGCTCAATTCGTGCATATCACGACTACTATATAAAGTATAAGCAACATTTAGCGAAGTGGACGAAAAGAGGAATGCCTTACTGGTATGAACAGGCAGCATGAGTAGTTTAGTTGATAAAGAACCAGAGCGTTATTATGATTGGATGTTATGGAAAATGAGGCAGGAGGCAGATATGGAAGACCCTGTTGATGATGTAACAATACACAATAATCTTAGAGGATGGACTAATACTACTTCTACTGTAACTAGAGAAGAATTACTCAAAAGAGATATTTCAGAAATGCAATATCAAGTTCATAATTTGCAAATGAGAGTAAAAGAGTTAACTGAAGAGTTAGATAGATTGAGAAAATAATGCCGTATTATAATTTTAAAAACAAAGAAACTGGTGAAGAATTTGAAGAGTTCTTTACTATGTCTGGTCGTGAGGAATATCTAAAAGATAATCCACACATTCAACAAACCCCATCAATATTTTCAATGTCTGGTGGTACAGGTGACCGCATCAAGAACGATGCTGGTTGGACAGAAAATCTACAACGTATTGCAGAAGCACACCCATCATCTAATTTAGCAGATAGGTATGGTAAGAAGACTACCAAGGAAATTAAGACAAGAGATGTGTTGAAGAAACACAAAGTGATATAAATAGTACTGTGCCGGTGAGATACCACAGCACCCTCGCAAAGAGATTGGAAGCTGAGTGGTCAATCCACCATTGCACAGGAGCGATAGTGAACCTATCGCTCCGACTTTAATTATAGTGAGTAAAAACATGGCAAAGAAAAAAGATGTGACAATTGATAGTTTGGTGAAAGTCAAACCAATTACGGATAATCAAAAACTCGTATTTAACGAGTACGGAAGTGGAAAGAATTTATTTCTACACGGTGCTGCTGGTACAGGTAAAACATTTATCTCACTGTATCTTGCACTACAACAAGTTTTAGACCCATCAACCCCATATGAATGTGTATACATTGTAAGAAGTGCAGTTCCCACTAGGGAAATTGGATTCTTGCCAGGCGATGAAGAAGATAAGACTGCATTGTTCCAAGTACCATATCAGAACATGGTACAGTTTATGTTTGAACAAGCGTCCGATAGTGCGTTTAGTATGTTGTATGACAGACTAAAAGTACAGGGTAGTGTTATGTTCCTCACCACCTCATTCTTGCGTGGTATCACATTAGATAATGCTATCATCATAGTCGATGAATGTCAGAATCTAAACTTCCACGAATTGGATACTATCATGACCAGAGTAGGACAGGATAGTAAGATTATATTCTCTGGTGATTATTTCCAGACCGATTTACAGAAGAATGGTGAGAAAGAAGGACTAGGTTCATTCATGGCAATCCTTGAAGCGATGGAAGAATTCTCTACGGTTGAATTTACTATCGGAGACATTGTACGTTCTGGTTTGGTTCGTAGTTATCTAATTAATAAAATCAAACAGGGAGTTGAAATATAATGGCAAAGATGTACAGTAGTCCAATCGCTCATGAAGGTACTTCAAAAGGTACTTCTATGGGAAAGAAACCAATTACGTCTACAATGAATAAACACAAAAGACGTAGTTACAAAAAATACAGAGGACAAGGTAAATGAGTAATTTTGATGAATGTTTGAAACTCATACTCCACCACGAAGGCGGATATGTGAATCATCCTAAAGACCCAGGCGGTGAAACTAACATGGGCGTCACCAAGAGGGTCTACGAAAAGTGGTGTATGGAGAATGACCTTACCCAGAAAGACATGAAGGATTTAGAATTTGAAGATGTCGCACCTATCTACAAAAACAACTATTGGGATAGAGTAAAAGCAGACCAAATTCCAGAAGGTTTAAACCTTTGCGTGTTTGACTGGGCTGTTAATTCTGGTACAGGAAGAGCTGCAAAGAAACTTCAGTCAATGATTGGTACAGTTGCAGATGGTGGTATCGGGCCAAACACTCTTAAAAAACTAGATGAGTATATTGACAAAGAAGGTGTTGAGGGTGCGATTGCAAACTACACTGAAATCAGACAAGACTTCTATGAAAGTCTAAGTACATTCGATACCTTTGGTAAGGGATGGACTAGAAGAAATACAGAAACCGAAACAGAAGCGTTCAAGATGGCAGGAGTTTATTTACCAAATTAACCTTGACAAATCTGTTTTACTTTGATATAATTATGAATATTAACTTGAGGAAATATTATGTTTACACACAAACCTGTAGAAATACAAGAACTACAAACCAAAACTGTTAACCGAAAACGGTTTTATCTCACACCAGATGGCAAAATGTATCCATCTATCACAACTGTCTTGGGAAACCGAAAGGCAGAAGGTCTTCACGCATGGCGTAAAAAAGTTGGTGACGATGTTGCAAATTACATCGCACGAACTGCTGCTGCAAGGGGTACGAAAGTACACCATATGTGTGAGGACTTTTTAAATAACAAAGAAGTAAAAAGAGAACCATTTCTCGCTGCAGCGTTGTTTGGTCAATTGGAAAAGACTATCAGTGAAAAGGTAGACAATATCTATTCACAAGAATGCGGTTTGTATTCTAATAAATACATGGTTGCTGGTCGAGTAGACTGTATTGCAGAATACAATGGTGAACTATCCATTATAGATTTTAAGACTTCTCGTTCAGAACGTAATGACGATTGGAATGAGAACTACTACATTCAAGCATCTGCATATGCAGAGATGTTTGAAGAACGCACTGGTCATGCAATCAATCAGATTGTGATTCTAGTGGTAACAGAGGATGGAGTTGTCCAAGAATTCATCAAAGATAAGAATGATTATCTGGGGATGTTGGTAGAAGCGGTTGACGATTTCACCCAAGCATGGGAAAAAGAAAATGAAAAATTGGATGAAAGTCCTGCCGTTATCGGCGCTCCTGTTTAGTAGTGTTGCATTCGCACAAGAAAAGGACACACAAACAGAACTAGAAAAAAAAGGAATGTTTTACTGGGCTCAAAAACCAGCACAATGTTCTAGTAGTGATGCAGTAGTTGAACAACTGAAAAGGCATGGAGAACTTCCTACCGTCTGGATGGAAGGTCTTACTGGAATGCCGAATGGTTCTTTCAATGGTTCAAAATTTGTTATTGCAATTAATCCAAAAGCAAACCCTGTGACATGGACACTACTTGAATTTGTTGATAATGGAAAACAGGCTTGTATTCTTGGATTTGGTCAAGGAATGATAAATATCAGTACACCAGAAACAGATGGTGTGAAAACATGACCACAATCTGGCACCTATTATTGACAGTGTGCCTTGGAAGTACCTGTGTAGAACAGGATGTCCAGTGGTTTGATGAAGAACAAAAGTGTAAAGAGCTATTACCAGTGTATGCTGGTATTCCTACTGATGGTGATTGGGATACAGTCGAATATATCTGCAAACCTGTAGGAAGTAAAGGAGTATAGAATGTACGAATATAAATGTAAACTAGTCAAGGTCGTTGATGGTGACACAATTGATGTTGACATTGACTTAGGATTTGGTGTCTGGATGCAAAATCAGAGAATTAGAATGTATGGAATTGATACGCCAGAATCTAGAACATCTGACCCAATTGAAAAGGTGTATGGTAAAGCTGCATCTGCGTTTCTAACTAAATGGACAAACGCTGGTGACCTTACTTTGAAAACATTCAAAGATGGTAAGGGTAAGTATGGACGTATTCTAGGAGAGATTTGGTTTGGTGGTGAACACAATATCAATCAACTCTTAGTAGACAATCATCATGCAGTACGATACTATGGTCAATCTAAGGATGAGATTGCAGAAGAACATATTGCAAATCGTTCTATTTTGTCCTTGACAAATGAAGAGTAATTTGGTATAAATATAATACAGTTTGATGATACAAATCAAATACTGGACAGGACATGGGGGCAGTACCCATCGCCTCCACCATAATTACTTGAGGACAATATGTTTGATAGACTAACAGAGTTTTTTATAAAACTGTTTAAGATACAAGAAAAGACGCCAGTAAGATATCTATCTGGTGTTGGTAAATCAAGTAATTATGATGGGGGCGAACTAGGTTCGACTGACAGGGATAGAGGCGAGTAGAATT